ACTTGCCCCGTTCCCGCGCTGCTGTCCGGCGTGAACGTGTATTCTATCGTTTCTTTCTTTTCGGAATCGGAATAGCTTACATGACAGCTTGTGTACGCTGTATCCTTCATGTTTGTTGACAGGTTAAAAGAAAGAATATCGCTGCTTCCGTAAGTAATTGTTTTGATCGGCGGTTTTCCGTCATAGTCCTGCTTGTCAAAAATGACAACAGACAGCGCGGTAATTTTCAGCGCTTTTCCCTCCGCATGGCAAAGCGTCTGCAAAAACCGTATATCCGATTGCTGTACCTGCTCTTTTTTGCTGTACTTCGGATTTTCCGCGCATTCATACATCAAAGACAGGCCGGCTTCCGCCGCGATCTGCGCGGCGATCGCCTGTAGGCTTGTATTCTCCCAGCTGCGGCATTTCTTCTGCATCCGCAACGTTGACGTATAAGGGATTGACGTGCCGCTCAACGTTGTTTTCATGGGCGGCCCCGCAAGCTTTGCGCTGTCAATCTCAAACGTTCCGCAGTTCAGAACGCCGGAACGCCCGCTGCCGTTCCAGTCCAGTTGCGCAAGTTGTACCTGCACCATTTTAACGGATGTGGCCGCCGGGCCGCTCCCTGCGCCGCTTCCGCCGCCGCTGGCGGCGTTTCCGGCTCCGCCCTGGGTATCCGTATCCCCCGCCGCCCTTGCGTCCTGTACGGCTTCTGTAGGCGTTGCCGTTACTTGTCCTCCGGTTGTGATCTTGAACACTTGCCCAGGGAAAATTAAATCAGGATTTTTTATTCCGTTTTCCTGTACGATCTGGTTATACTTTGACGCGCTCCCCAAATACTTTGCCGCTATGGCTGACAGTGTATCCCCGCGCTGTACGATATAATCTATCGTTTCTGTCGGGGCCACTTCCTTTTGTACCAGTTTTCCGGTATCCGGCGGCGCGATCGTTGCTTTTACTTCTAACCACTGTTTGTTCCCTTCATTTGCGGCGTTGTCATAGGATATTTGAAGATCGTCCGCTGCGTCTTCCTCGTTGTCTGTGTATGTTGCCGACAAAAGGCGGTCTGTCAGGTTTTGCGGAAGCGTCCCGCCGATTGCCACCACGCGCAATTCAACCCGCCTTGCCCTGCTCATTCAAGAATCCCCCTTTTCCACGGCGGCAACTGCATATCCACCGGATCTTCCGCCGCCGGGATGGTAAGAACCACCCCGGCGGGAAAGATAACGATAGCGGCGTGATCTGCGTTCGCCTTAATCAGCTGATCCGTGTATAAGACGCTCCCCATCTGTTCATAGGCTATTTTGTCCCACATATCGCCTTGTATGGTTCGGTATGTCTTATTCATAAACCATCCTTCTTTCGTCTTCCGCTTCCTGCCGCTGTATTTCTCGGAACTCCCGGATCAATTTCTGGTTGTTTTCTTCCAGTTTTTGATCCAGATCGTCCGGCTTGTCCCCCTGCACTATGATCGTGGGGGAATTGTTTACGGTTATGTTTTGCGTACCGCCGCCGCGTCCGGGGTTCCGTGTAACTTCCGGCGCGGTTCGCACTTCCGCTGCGGCGTTTCCACCACCGCCGCCCACCTGCATTGCCGCTGGCGCGGACTTTACGGCGGCTGCGGCCCGGTTGCTGCTTTCCAGGATCTTTTGCGTCCGCTCCGCCGTGTATACGGTCATGCCGGGCGCGTTGGTTATCAGTTCCGGCCCCTTCTCACCCGCTATAAAGGTGCTGGGCGTTCTGGCCGTGCCCCGTGCGAACGTTGGCAGTTGCGGGATATTCACGCCCTTGCCGCCGACAACGGGAACCCAATCCGGGATCTTAATGCTGTTCAGCCCTGCAATAGCGCCGTTGATAATTCCGATTATGCCGTTTATAACGCCCTTCACAATGCTTGTCAGGGCATCCCACGCGCCGGAAAACACGCTCTTTATTCCTTCCCATGCCTGCGCCCAGTTGCCGGAAAACACGCCCGTTATAAACTGAATCAGGCCGGAAAGGACGGTTGCAAGGCCGTTCACAACGCCGCCTATGGTGTTGAAGACGTTCTGGAAGATTGCCAGCACAGACGGCAACACAGCTTGAATCACAGAAAGTATCTGCTGCATGATCGGCTGTATGATATTCCAGATCGTTGTAAATACCGTCTGCACCACGGGCAGGACGGCGGACAGCACCGCAGTAATAGTAGCTGCCAGAAATTGAACGCCGCTGACGATTGCCGGAAGTACGGTTGAAACAATAAAGCTGAAAATCTGCTGGACAATCGGGAAAACGTTCGTTTGTACAAATGTAATGATCTCGCTGATAACGGGCATGATCCCGGCAATGAATCCGCCGATAACCGGAATAATTCCCGCTATAAAATTCGCTATGGCTTGCACGATCTGCATGATAACCGGGGCCGCCTGCTGTATGCCGCCGACAATTCCCGGTATCACATCGGACACGATCACGCCCAGCACTTGTTCCGCCACTGGTACAACGTGTTCCGTAATAAAGCCTATCAGGCTCCCGATCGCGCTTCCTACGGTCTGGGCGGCCCTTATGAAGCCGTCAAAAACCGCCGTTCCCTTCGCACCGAAAATGCTTTCTATCTTCTGGCGGGCCGCGTCCATGTTGCCGCCGGAAAATACGTTCTTTATCGCGTCCCCAGCCGCCGTAACGGCTGCAACGATCTTGTCAAAGATTTCAAGGCCCTTGTCCCCGAAAATCCGGCCTACCGCTTCCCGTACCTTGTCAAAGTTCTTCCGCAGAAGCTGGACAACGGTAATAACCGCCGCAACCACGGCCACTATAGGCAGTATCTTCCCGGCTATTCCGCCCATTCCGCCCAGCAGGTTTTTTATGCCGCCCAGCGTTGTAAGTGATTTTCCCAGGTTTTTTAATCTGCCAATCAGTCCAATGCTCCCAGCTTGCAGGATCAGGAACTTGCTTCGTAGTGTTTCGAGTACAATCTTTGCTGTATTTACTCCCAGGCTCATTTCCTGGAAGCCCAGTTTTAGGCCCAGCCCGCCCAGCTTCAGCGCGGCCAGCGCTCCAACCACCTTTAGGACGGTTTGCACCAGCTGCGGGTTTGCCTGGGCAAATTCTGATACCTTCGTGACCACCCCGGCCACTTTGTCCGCCACGTTGCCTACGATCGGCAAAAGGTTCTGGCCCAGCACAATTTGCAGGTTGTTTATGCTGTTTTTGGCCTTTGCCATCTTGCTTTCCGTGGTATCGGACATTATGGCAAACGCTTTGTCGGTTGCGTCCTTGCTGTTCAGCATCCCTTCTACGCTGGCGTTGAATCCATCCACCCCAGCTTCCAGAATCTTTACCGCCGCTGTTCCTGCTTCCGCGCTGCCGAACATATCTTTTATGGTTTTCCCGCTCTTTTGCGCTTCCGTCTGTAGGATATTCAGCACTTCCGCAAGGCTCGATCCGTTTGCCATCAGATCGGAAAAACCGCCGCCCGCAACCTTCCGCAGAATCTTGTCCGCCGTGCTTCCGCTCTTGCCCAACTCGTTCAGCATGGAGTTGGCATAGGTGGTTGTTTCGGCTGTTTTAATTCCACCAGCTGTCATAATCGCATAGGTTGCGCCCAGCTGTTCCAGGGAAACGTTATAGGAATTTGCCGTGGGGATTATCTTGCCCATGACGGACGATAGTTCCCCCACGCTCGTTTTTCCTTTGTTTTGGATCTGTATAAGTACATCGCTAACGTGTCCCACTTCATCCGCGCTTTTCCCATAAGCGTTTAAGATCGTGGTCAACACATCCAGCGTTTGTGACGTTTCCGCAAATCCCGCCTTTGCCAATTTTGTACTTGTCGAAACAAAGTTGACGGCGTCCCCGGTTTCCTGTCCGGCGGATATGGCATTATAAACGTCTTCCGCAAGAGCGTTGGCCGCCACGCCCGTTTTGTTGGACAGGGCCATAACCTCTTGCGAAATTTTTTCAAGCGGAACTTGCGTGGTGTCCGCTATGGTGTTCACCTTTGCCAGCGCCGTTTCGTATTTCTGGGCCGCCTGGACTGGCCCGGCGTAGATCGCCGCCGCAACTGCGGTATAGGCTCCAACCGTGCCCAGTATTTGCGTTTTGGTTGCAGAAATATTTTGCTTGATCTTTTCCTGCTGCTGGTTAAGGTTTTTTAAGCGCTCCTGGGATGCTTGCAAGCGCTCATAGGAATTTTTCAGCCGTTCGTTTGCGCGTTCCAGATCGTCCGTGTTCAATCCGGCTTCCCGCAACTCCTGGGCCAGTTCTTCAAGGGATCTTTGCTGTTCTTCGATTTTGGCAGTAGCTTGTTGTAACTGGTTTTGATTCGCTTTGTACTTCTCTTTTAGCCTGCTGTATTCCTTGCTGGTTTCGGAAAGTTCCTTCTGTAGCCGCTTGTATTCCTCTATGTTCCCTTCCGCTTCTGCGGTTTCCATGGCCCGTTGAAGATCGCGCTTCTTTTGGGCCGTCTGGGCCAGTTCGGATTGCAAGCGGTCATGTTCCGCCGTCAGGCGCTGCAATTTCTGCTGGTTCTGCTGAATGGCGGCGTTTGCTTTGTTGTAGCCATCTACTTTCGATTGCAGGGCATTGACGTTTTTAACGCTGTCAGACAGCCGCTTTTGCGCCTGCACGGCGGCGTTGAAGGTGCTATGGAAATTTCCGCCCAGGGAAGCAGTCAGCTTGAACAGAAGTTCAAAGTTTTTTTGCGCCCCTGCCAATTACTTCCCGCCCCCCTTACTTGTCATTCCGGGCGGCCTTGTCTTCTTCCTCCACTTCGTTTATGCTTTCTATCCAGGCGAAAAATTCATGAAGCGGCAAGGCCATCCACTTAAACGGATCGGCATATGTCAGCCGTGCAAGCCTGTATGACTGTTTTCGGAACCAGTTGCCGGGATACTCAATTTTTAGTATCCCACAGCCACTAAAAAATCCCTCGCGGCGTTCTTGATCTTGAGATAATGCCGCAAGGGCAGGCGTGCAATCTCATCCGCTCCGATCCCGGACGCACGGGCCGCAATGCCGCACTGGAACGCGCTGGATACGGTTGCGTCCAGCACAATAATGTTGCGCTGCTGCAATTCCAGTTCCACCGCCTCCACGTCTTCCCCGGTCAGGCGTTCAAAGTAGAAGGTCAGGCTTTTGTACTGCGTCCCCGTGATCTCAACGGGCGGGTTGAAGGTATGCACATAGTTCATGCTGTGCGCGTCTGCGGGCTTGTCCTGGGGCGCTTCCGCCGCCGTGGCGGTATCCATACCCGCCACCGCTTCCGGCGCGTCCTGGGCCGCCTGGGCGGCTTCCTGGGCCATCTTTTCCGCGTTCATGTTCTTGCTGTCTTCCATTGTCATTTCCTCCATAAAATTAAATTTATTGCGGGCCAGCAGCACAACGCCGCTGGCCCGCTCGGTGTTCCTGTTACTTGCCCAGCGCCTTTCTTACTTCCGCCAGGTAGTCCACGCCGTTAATAAGGCAGATGAAGTTCACGGGGTCAATCTCCGTTTCCTTCTTCCCGTCCCTGTAAATGGCGTAATAGTATACGGCGTGTTCGCCGCTTGCGTCCGCCGGGGAAGCCACCGCTGCTTTGCCTACGGCCAGCTTTTTCGGCATCGTCCGCAGAATGTGCTTTAGCGCTTCCTGCTTGTGCTGCCCCTTGTTGCTGTTGTAGCCCTGCTGGGATACGCGGCAATCCAGGTTGTGAATACGCGGCTCGTTCATCTTCACGGCGGCGGGCGTAACCGTGCGGAAGCTGAACTTTGCCGTCATGGCTTCCAGGTGTCCGATCACAACGGCTTCAATGTTGCCGCTCAACCCCGCGCCTTTGATTTCCTCCACCAGCCATGCCAGTTCCGGGAACTCCACTTCCGCGATCCCGATATAGTCCACCGCGTCTTCGTACACGGCAAAGTTGTTTACCAGCTGATCAACTATCGGCATTTCTTACCCCTCCTTCTTACGCCGCCGGGGACAGCAGCACTTGCAGGTAGGAAAGATCGTATTCCATTACCCAATTCAGCTGCTGCAACGGGGACGGGGGCGTAACGTAAATATGGAACTTCACCCGGCCCGCCATCAGGTTTGTAAGGGCGTTTTCGCTCTCCAGCATTTCCACCCGGCCCCCCAGGATCTTTTCCTCGGCGGTTAGGCTGTTCAGCCAGTAGTTTACGCCCTGCATGATCGCGTCCAGCAGGCGGCGCGTGATCCGGCGGTCAACATCGTTCCAGGAAGTCAGGATCACCGTTTTGGCAATGTACTTGAACATCCGGTTGATATTATAAAAATAGTCAACCGGATCGGTGTTGGCCGGAAATGCGGAAGTGTAGTTGCCCCAGGACACAAAGCCGTTGTAGAAGTTGACACAGGTAATAATACCGTTGTCGTTCAGATAGTTTGCTTTCGGCACGTCCAGCCGGACTTCCTCACCGTTCGCCAGCACCATACTGTCAGCACGCAAAACCTTGTTGGACGCGCTTTCGCAAGGCGTGCCGTCCCCGAACTCCCCGCTGTTGTCCGTCTTGGACATACTGCCCGCCAGCTGTACGGTATAGTCAAAGACGCGATCGCCCAGCTTGACTTTCGGCCAGCAGCACAGCTGGTTCACGTTGAAAATATTCATGCGCTTTTTCAGCGCCGGAACGTCCGTGTACCAGGTTGCGCCGTCCCCTTCCGTGCTGGGCAGTTCGATCAGCGCTTCCGCTTCAAACACGCCGTTGATATTTTCCGCCTTTGCGGACATAACCGCCGCCACCTCATTGTCGTGTGACCAATTCGGACACACGATAATATCAGGCGCAAGGGTATACTTCGGGAAAACATCATCGATCAGTTCAAGCCCCGTGGTCTTGTGCGTGGTCACGCTGTATCCGCCGATAATGTCACTTTTCGTAACCATGGACGGATCAACCGCTTCATAGCTTACCTGCTGGGCGGTGGTGGTGTCGGTCAGGAACTCGATCGCGCAATTATCATCCGTGTAAAACACGGTATAATCGGTATCCCGCTCCATCCCTTCCACTTCCACCGTGTCCGCCAGGGCTTCCAGCGGCAAAAGGATCTGGTTTTCCAGCGGTTCCAGTTCCGCTTCCACCTTCGTTTTGTGCTTTTTGGGGTCAAGCACGTTCACCATGATCACCGGGGCCACGTTGTAAAGCGTGAACGCGGTGTAAATCTCCATGCACAACGGGTATTTCTCCCAATCGTCAGAATACCCCAGGAAGCGCACAGCTTCTTCGTAGTCATTCGCCATAATGACTTCGTTGGTCTTCCCGCCCACCATTTGCACGGGGGCCGCGCCCACCGCGAAATGCACGCCGGAATCCACTTTAATAGGCGTGGAAACGCTGGTTTTCAGCTTCGATGCGTTTACGCCGTGTGTCAGCGCCATCTATTATCCCTCCAATCCTTCCGTTGCCGCCAGGGAAGCAATGTCCGCGTAGAACTTATGCAGGGCGTTCCCGCCCGCCGCGATCTTCTGCTTCGCTTCCGCCAGCTTCGACACGGGCACAAGCATATTTTTGACAAGCGGGTATCTTTTCAGCACTTCCTCCATTTCCGGGGAAGCAAGGATCTGATCCCGCGTGCCCTCAAAAATTTTGTTGGTTTTCAGCCGCCCACGGGGAAGCTGCGGCCCCACATACACCAACTTTTCCGGCTCCGCTTCCTGCGGCGCGTTCTGGACGGCTTCCGCGTCCTGGGCGGTATCCTTGTCCCCCTCCGCGCCGGGCGCGTCCTGGGCGGCTTCCTGGGCCGTCTGGACGGCTTCCAGGTCTTCCGCCTTGCTTTTCGCTACTCTTGCCATATTTCTTCAACCTCCCGTTTCATTGTTGGCAGGCCCCATTTTGTGATCATTTCCCCAAAATGGTACGGCCCGTATTTTTCCGTATCCGTGTAAATCAGGTATTCTACCGGGAAATGCAGGACAAAGCGATCGTCCAGTATTCCAACGCGCTTTAATTCCGCTTTAATCTTCAACAGCAGGTTCAGCACATCGTATTCCCCCGCTTTCCAGTCCTCGGAATACGTTGCCGCTATAATGCGGATCATACATTCGCTGTCTTCCACTTCGTCTTCGCCTTTCAGCAGTTGCAGCAGAACATATGGAATCCGCTTTATTTTGTCTTCCTTTTTCGGCAAGCCGTACTTGTGGACTTCCGCTGGGCGCTCTTTTCTGTCCGCGCCCGGTTCCGTTTCCACTTCAAGGATAATGCTTTTTGTGTGTTCCTCCACAAATGCGGCCAGTGTTTCCATAAGGAAAATTTCTGTCATGGTTTACCCTCCATAGCCGTTCAGAAGCCGTTCAACTTCGTGCATAACACGTTCGTCAACGGTCTTCTGGGCTTCTTCCTGTAGCTTTTCGGCCACGGCGGTTTCCCCTACCATGTGCGCGGCGGACAGCCCCATATACTCCGAAATAGGCAAATGCTTCCGCGTTTCCCTATGAAATACGCCGATATGTCCGCTTTTCATTTCAGCTATAAAGGCATCGTCATAGACGGCCCCGCCGCCGCGCTTCATGGTTGCGCTTACCTGCTTTCCGGTTCCGGGCTTTTTCGGCGTTACGTTGAACTTGTACAGGGGGATTTCATAGCCTGCAAAATGGACGTGCCCGGCCAGATCGCCCGTTGACGCTTTCTTTATGTTCGTGCTGGTTGCACCGCTTAAAGCGCTGCTTTGCACCGTGTAAACCCGCTTTACTTCCCGAAACGCCCCGGTTTTCACCTTTGACAGTCCCCGGTTTATGGCGTTGGAGAAAGCCCGCTCGGCCCCTTTTGGGACTTGCGCCAGCATGGCTTCCACCCGCTCCATAGTTTCCGCGTCAATCTGTACGCCTATATTCATCGTTCGCCCAGCGCCCCCAGTTCCAGAATGATTTCCCCGTCTTCGTGGTGTGCGCGTTCAATGTTGTACTGCTGTGTCACGCCCGCCACCTTCACAGCGAACTTGTGATCCCGCTCCGGCATGAAGCCCAGATCGTACAGCGATACATACGCCACGGCTTCCAGGCTGGACAGGCCCGGCGCATTATCGCCGCCGGGCCGCTGTCGTTCCGCCGCCGCTTCATGGTCAAGCACCACGGGCACTTCGTACCATTCCCGATCATAGTAGAAGCCCGCCACCGTGGCAAATTCCGCCGGGTTGTGAAATACCCGCATATCCGCCGCCAGCTGTGCTTTGAAGTCCATTAGAATACCTTCGCCACAAGCCAGCTGTCAACCTCATGCGGCACGGGCACGGGGGCGCTTTGCAGGGACAGGAAACGGCGATCCGGGCGCTTCTTGATGAATGTATCCGGCACATACTTTCCGGCCACGGTTTCCCATTTCTCCGTTTTCTGGTTCAGAATGGAAATAGCGCCGTAGTACATGGAATACTTGGCGTGCGTGCTTGCCATCATCAGCGTGCCCGCCGGAACCATGGGCAGTTCCACAGGGGTTGCCGGGTCTGTCCAATCGTCCACGTACCATTCGTTGTACTGGTAGAGATCCAGGCCCAGTTCGTGGATCGTGCCGATATAGGTAACGTTGTTTTCCTTCTGCGTGGGCTTGATCACGGCCAGGGCGTAGTTCTTCACGTCCAGCAGCTTCTGGATCTGTTCATCCATAAGGAACTCTGTCACCACGTCAGAAGCCATAATGCACACGTTGCAGTTGGTGAAGCCCTCTTTCTGTACCTTCTCATGCCAGGCTTTCAGATCGGCGTACTTGTTCTGGGCCGTTCCGCCCTTCCACTTCCGCTTTGTGTCCTTGGAAATGTCAAGCAGGTTCGTAAAGCGGAAGTCGATCGTATCCTTCACGCCCTCGCCCAGCACAATGATCTTGCCCGTAAGCATGGCCTGGGCGCACATCCATTCTTCACGGCGCAGAATCATTTCCCGCAGATCCGTGAAGTCTTCCGACATCTGGATCACGGCCCGCTGCGCCGGGGTTCTGCCGCTGTACAGGCTTTCGCCGGGCTGCCGATCCAGAATATCATCAATGGTTGTCACCTTGTCCGGCGCAACGAACGGGGGCGTATACGTTTCGGTCGTATACCCGGTGTTCTTGATAATCTTGCCGCCGATCTCGCGGGACACGAACGGGGCCAGCTTCCGTGCGCCCTTCTTATAGTCCATATCAACGCTTTTCGTTGCGAACGTCTTTTCATGGGAAAAGAAGGTGCTACGGAAGAAGGTGTGGACGGGCGGCAATTTCTTGATCACGCCCATCATGGTACGGGGTTCGTAAATGCTTACAGTGTTAGGCATCGTTTTTTATCCTCCTTACTTCAAGAAAATAGACAGCTTCCGGCACGCCGCCTTTGCTTCGTCCACGGTAATTCCGTCAAGGCCCACGGAATCCGCAAACACTTCCCCGGTCATAATGTACACAACGGGATCGCCCGCCGCTTCCGCCGTACTCACGGCAATGCCCACCACGTTTTCAATGCCCTCTTTGGTTGCCTTTACAATCCCGGCATCACTGGACATAACCAGATCATGCAGGGCAATAGCGCCGCCAGCGGTTCCCGTTTCCGGCACGGCGGGGAACTCCCCGGCGTAAAACTTTTTCGGCGTATACTCCCGCCGCTCGATCAAATCCGCCACTTCCGTTTCCTCCCTTCTCTTTACAGAACTTCCTCAATGGCCCGATCGAAAACGCTCATGCCATCATCAGCGCCGCCCATAGGCGTTCCGCCCGGCTCGATCCCGTCCATGCCGGAATCGGCGGCATCCTTTGCAACCGCCGCCAGGTACTTTGCGCCCGCCTGCTTCTGGGCGGCAACGATCTTCATTGCCACATCGGCGGCGGTTTCCGGCTTCTCGAACTTCGCCGTGTCCACAATGGTTTCAAATCCGCTCAGGGCCAAATCTTCAATATCCTTGATTCTGGCCCGCTCGGCGGCGGTTGCGCTGTCCCGAATCTGCTTCACCAAATCCGGGTATTTCTGCTCCAACTGCTCCACATTCGTAATTTCCATTTCGGTTTTCTTCTCCTTTTCCTGTTGGTGTGTATCTGTAAAACTGCCGCCGTCGCGGGCCGGACGGCTGTTCAACAGCGCTTTCGGGATACTGCGGAACGGCGAAAGGTCGAACGCCACGGAATTTACCACAACGCGGCAATCGTCCTGAACTTCCGTTTCCACGTCCTTTTCCTCAAACATCAGTTCGTCCGCAAAGCCGTTTTCCACGGCCTCCGCTCCCGTATACCACGTTTCCGCCTTCATGATCTCGGAAACCTCTTCTTCCGTTTTGCCGGTTTTCATGGCAAGGGCGTTCACAATGGAATTTTTGATAACCGCAAGGGCGGCAATCTGCTTTTCCAGTTCGTCCGCCTTGAAATATCCCCGCAGGTTCATTGCCGGGTCGTGGTACATCATCACGCCGTTTCGGGCAATCAAAACCTTATCGCCCGCCGCCGCAATGATCGTGGCCGCACTTGCCGCCCAGCCGTCGATTTTCACCGTGATTGTGGCGGTGCTGTCTTTCAGCCGGGTATAAATTGCGTTCGCGGCGAAAACGTCCCCACCGGGGCTATTGATTCTCACCACGATTTCCGCCACGTCCCCCAGCGCGGCCAACTCTTCGCCAAACTGGCGCGGGGTTACTTCGTCCCCCCACCAGCTTTCCGACGCGATTTCCCCATACAAAATCAGTTCCGCAGGCTTGTTTTCCTGCGGAACTGCGGGGATGAAATTCCAGAATTTAGTTTTCTTTTCCTTCTGGGCCGGGTTCATGTTTGCCACCGCCTTTTTCCTCCTTCTGTTCGCCTCTCAGGGCTTTTTCTTCCTGCCGCAGTTGCCGCGCGTTTCGGTAAAAGTCCGTTCCCGTGATCTCCACGGCCTCCCGCTCCCGCGTGGAAAATCCTTGTTCCACGCGCTTTGTTGCGGCCTCCACTTCCTGAACTGGGTTTAACAGCCCTTGCGCCGGTCCGTTCCATTCCGCGCCGCAATACGCCTTCCGAATCATCGGGTCAGAAAAGAAACCGGGGGCGGAAATCCGCCCCTTTGCCACGGCCTCAGACATCCATTCTTCAAAAATCGGCTGGCAGAAATCAGTTGCCAACCAAGAGCGGTACATTTTGAACATTTTCCACGCTTCCAGAAGGGCCGCGCGGCTTGCCGAATAGGAGGCGTTAAAGTTCTTCACCAGAAGTTCATACGGGATTTCCAGCGCCGCGCCGATCTGGCGGCAAATGGAGGTAACAAACCCGTCAAACGCCGTGTTTGGCCTTCCGGGGTTTGCTTCCTTTGCGTGTTCCCCCTCGTTCAATTCCATCACAACGCCGTTTCCCATTTCAAGGCTGTTTTCGTCCGCCGCGTCAACCTGCAACTCTTCCTCCACGGTTTCGCCCAGCGCGGCCCCTTCTCCCGGCGCGTCCTTCTCGATGAACACGGTAAACATTCCGCTGATAACAGCGGCCACAAGTTCAGCTTCCGTATAGCGTCCAAGCTGTTTCAGCGCTTCAATTACGGGGGCCAGAAATGGCACGCCGCGCCGCTGACCGATTCTCTCCCGGTTCATAATGTGAAGCACGTTCCGCCGCCCCGTCCGCTTCCCGTAGGCTTCTACGCGGGTCCATTTCCGTTCCTTGTACTCAAAAGAAAGCGGGTGGTGTGTGCTGATATGATAGGCCACCACTTCGCCCGCGTCGTTCGTTTCCACGCCGCCCACGATATGCGGGTTAAACGTTCCGTTTGGATTTGAAAGCCGGTCCGCCTCGATCAGCCGAACCCGCAGATCGTAGGGCATATTTACGCGCTTCGTTGTGGGAAGCGTAACCAGCACGTCCCCGGACATAAGCCAGTTTAGAAAGGCCAACTGCTGTAATTCCTTGAAATTGTCCAGCCGTTCCAGATCGCAGGCCGTGGAATCCGCCCATAGGGAAAATTCCCGCTCAATCCGGGCTTCCAATTCCTGCGCGGCCTCTTCCTCCAACCCCAAATATTCATAATCAATTTGAGATTTAAGATGATTGCGGAACGGAAAGCCACGCAGAACAACAAAAACGAGAAGCTTCGGCACGTTTTAAGCGCGCCTGTTGCCAGCGGAACCCCCATGTATAGATCGCGGCACCGCTCCCGCAGAACCGTTAAATTGTCCTCTATGTCCTCTTTCGCGCTTCCACCTCCGAAAAGCCACCCTTTCAGGCTTTTTTTCATGGTGTTTGCCCCATAGTTGCCATATCCGCTGTTGATAATTTGTAGGCGTTTTCTTGCCCCTGCCCGCCGCAGACCGGCCACCGGCGATATATAGGCAACCGCCCTGTCAATAAAGTTCATCCGGCCCCCTCCTTACAGATCGCGCGGCACAATCCGAATCATACGGTTTCGCCCGCCGTGTTTCTGCTGGTTTTCCAGCGCCGCAACCCTGCCTTCCCAGAAGGCGATTTGCTCCCGAATGTCCGCAAGGTCCGCGCGGGTCAGGCTCCGGGAACCGATAGTGTAAGACTGGTTCGTTGTAACCAGCAATTCCGCTTCCAGCCAAGCGTTCAAGTGCTTCTGTGCAATTTTCAGCGTGATTCCCGCCATTACGTAATACCTCCCGATAATTTACGCCTCCCGCGCTTCCGCGCCGGTTTTTGCCCTTCCGGCTTCTCTTCCTTGTCCAGTTGCGGGTTCCCGATCTCCAAGGCCACTGTTGCATAATTCCGAATGTCCAGCGGTTCGTTCCGCTTGTACCCGTTTTCTTTCAACCGCCACACGTACTGCGCCCGGCCTTTCACGTAGGTTAAAATAAGCCGTTCTGCGGTCAGGCCCTTAAAATAGGTTTCGTCATAGCCTTTTTCTTCCTCAATCGGGAAATGACAGAAACCGGCACCCCGTTCTTCTACGGTCAAGCGCTGGAACAGCAAAGATTTTCCCGTGTCCACGTTTACCACGAACAGAGGGGCTTTTTCCCGGTTGTTATACGTTGGCTTTGGAATATACGGCGCGTCCGGCTTGCTTGCGCCACGGATTGCGAACACGCCCCGCGCCGTCCGCTGTTTGCAGAATTTGTAAACATGATTTGTAAAGTGTCCGCCGCTGTCCACGCAGGCCCGCGAAATTTTCAGTTTCGTTCCGTCCTTCCGGGTGAAGGTCCGGGAAAGAAATTCGTCCAGTTCCGCCCATATTTCCGGCTGTTTCATATCTCCAAAAATAACCTTGTACTGGATTCCCCACGATTCTTTCCCCTTTCCCCAGCCCACAACTTCCAATTCAAAACGGTTGTCCTGCGTGTCAACGCCCGCCGTCAGATAAAGAACGCCGTTCGGAACCTCGCAATTATACTTTTCCCGGCGCTCCATCAGGGTTTCAGGCTCCAACGCTTCGCCTTCCTCTTCCCACGTCAGGCCCATTTCTGTATTTGTCCACGCTTTCAGCAATTCAATATTGCCGCGCTTCTTCTCTTCGTTAGCGGTCAGAAACTTTTCCACGATCTCCCGCCACTCAGCGAACGGGGAAGCAAGGGAATTTAGGTGAAATCCGCGAACCTTCCGTTTTGGAAATTTCGCAATGAATTTGCCACCAGAAAAGCGTTCTTTCCATTCTGCTTCACTGGAAAGAACGCCGCATTTTGAACAGCAATATTCAATTTCGTCCAAGTTTTCCGCGTTGAACTTTACGCCTTCCCATTCCAGCGGTTGCAATGCACCGCAGGCCGGGCAAGGAACGTGCCATTCTTCCTGCGTGCTGTGTTCATACTCAACAGCAATTCTTGAAGTGCTTTTGTTTGTCGGTGTCGAAACGTTGATTTCTTTCTTGTTCCAGAATGTCGCAAGGCGTTTCCCTGCCAAAAGCAACGGGTCCCCTTCCTTGCCTGCCGTTATCGGGTATGCGTCTATTTCGTCCGCTAACAGAATCCGAATGGAGCGCATACGCAGACTGGAAGGGGAATTTGCGCCCACAATGGTTACGTGTCCGCACGGAAACATCTTTTGAAGTATGGTGTTTCCGCTGTTCCGGCTCTTTTCGTTCACCCGCTCCCGTAGAACTGGCGTTGAACGAATCATGTTTGAAAGTTTCTCTTTTGAAAATCCTTCCCCCATTTGAATTGTCGGTTGCATAACCATAATTGGTGCCGGGTCATAGTGGATAAAATAGCCAATCGGATTCAGAATAAAAGCGTCTGTTTTCCCGATCTGCGCGCCGGACATAATCACCACTTTTTGAACCGTTATGTCCGTGATCGCGTCCATGATCTCCCGCTGATAAGGGGCGTTGTCCGTTTTCCAGCGGCCCGGCAAGGCGGAAGCGCCTTGCGGCAATACCCGGTATTCGTCCGCCCATTGGGAAAGGGTCATATCCGGGGGCGGCTTCAACACGGAAAAGACGCGCTGGAAAAGTTCAACCGTCGCTTTCTTCATTTCCGCTTTCCGCTCCCTCCCCAAATAGCGCGTTGAAATCCGAAAGTTCATTTAGCGCTTCGTCAACCTGCGCTTTAAGAATCTTGAATATTTCTGCCTTATCCGTCTTTTTGGAAAGAATCGGGGACAGCCGGGCCGGGATTGCCATAAGCCGGGAACGAAAGTTGATAAGCATATTTGTTATAACCTGTTCCACATCTTCCGAACTGTGCAACTGATTTTCCCGAATCTGTAAGTCTAATTCTTCATTCTTCCGCTTCACCCGAACCAGAAGGGCGCGTTCCGTGTTGTAGTCAACCACTTCTTCGCTTTCCGGGTTCCGCTTCCGCAGGTAATTTATATAACGCCTGTTCGCGTCCAGAAGGTCATATAGGCCGGGCCGGACTTCATCAATAATCTTTTCGTCCCGCAGTTGCCGGACGCGGCGCTCCGAAACGTCAAGAAAGCGGGCAACCGCCTTTGTATCATGCAATTTCAAAGCCCCACCCCCTTAAAAATCCCCGGAACGGGCGGAAGCGTTCAAAAATTTTTCAAATCTGGGCATACGGCGGGGGTCTGCGAACCCGCAGGCTTTCCCGCGCGTCCCAGAACCTACCGCGTTTTTCAGGTTTCGCCCTCTTCGTCCTCCGCTTCATCGTCTATTTCCCCCGTTCCCGGGTCTATGTCGTACTCACCCGTGATCTTCTGTTTCATCAATCTATACTTACGCTCTTCCAGAGTAAGGCGGCGGTTGTCCAGTTCATAGGCGCGTATACTGTCCAACAGTTTAATAATGCGCCCGTGTACTTTGTTCAGTTCTGTTTCCAGCTTCATTCTACGGTCAAACGGGCTTGCCTTTATGATCGTTTGCATGGCCGTTTTCAAGCCTTCGTTTTCACCCTCAAATTCCGCTTCGTCCTTATAGTCTGGCAGTTCGTTTCCTTCATCGTCCCGTTGGTGTGTCCTGCGAACCAGCATATGAACCACCTTGTCAACGTATAGGTCCGTTGGCTCCGCGTCCACCAGATCGTTTATCTTGTCTTGCAAATCCATTTCCTTTGCTATCAGAACTTGCAGTTGATAGGCCATATTCTCCATTGCGTCCAATCCAAGCGACGCAATGAACGCCTTCCGCTCAGGCGGCAAACTGTCAAGATAAACCGTACTGTATGCCCCGTGGGTTTCGGCGTTTGTGTTTCTCAGGGGCGCGCCGTGGCCCTGTGCGTTTCGGTTCCCCGGCTGTGCCCCGCGCCGCCGTTTCGGCTTCTGCTTTTCCAATGCCTCTTTCCATCCATCTTCACTTTTCCATTTTCTAATTCTGCTTTCTGGCACCCCTGCCAGTTCGGCAAGTTCCTTTGTGCTGATAGCCCCGCCACTTTCCAGAAACCGGGCCTTCGCTTCATCCCGGTTCGGGTTCCGTTTTCTTGCCATTTTCCTTCCCCTCTTTGGTTTGTTTTCCCGGTTCTTTCAGCGTTCCCACTCAGGAAATGTAAAAAAATATGAACTTCGATTTCTAAATCAAAGTTCATCAAGCAGAAAGCGGGGCTGTAAAAGGCTGTTTTTTCAAACCTCCGTTGTACCTATCATAGCACAGAAAACGCGCAATGACGCGCAATCTTTTATTCTGGATAGTGAAAGTTTGAAATGGTCCCGTTCCGCTCGAATCGCTTTGCCAGCTTTTCAATTCCCTTGTCCCGGAAGTTCTGGCATTGCCGAACGCTGTAATGAAGCTGTTCCGAAATTTGCACCCATTGAAGGCCCTTGACGTGGTGGTTATGTACTGCCGCCCTTTCCAAATACGGAAGCGCTGTGATCTCCTTCCAAATGGCCTTTTTCAGCCTCCGTAAACCTTCATTTTCTTTTTGCAGAAATTCCAGCGTTTCGCGCACGCCTTCCGGCACGTTCAGCGCCGCCGTTTCCGTCGCGCTGTGAAATCCGCCCTTTCCGCGTGGCAAGCCGTCCAAATTTTGGGCGGCAATCGTAGAATAATATATATCTTCCTGTTCTCCTATTTCCGTTTCGTTGAATTTGATTTCTTCATCAATCCTCCGAAAATAAGAAAGAATATAAATCACACGTTCTTTTTTCATTGCCGCCTCCGCTGTTTTGTATGTTCGCCCCGGTCAGGGCGGCTTGTACTCCCGTTGTCTGGGCCGTACACGCCGCCCCGCCGTCCACTTCAATTCCTGCCGTCTGTACTGCGCGAACCGGGCGGCGCTGGACCGTCTTTCCGCCTGCGCCTTCTCCCACTCCCGCGCCTGTTTTCGTTGCTTTGCGCGTAGTTCCTTTTCGATTTCCTCTTGTAGATCGTCCAGCGCTTCAAGGTCAGGCGTTCCCAGCACCGAAAGAATACGCGAAATTGCTTCCGCCGCTTCTTCATAGGCGATTCTTACCCGCTCCGCCCAAATCCGCGCGGCCTCTCGAATCGCTTCCACTTCTTCCGGCGTGATTCCAGTCCACAGTTCTTCCGGGTTCATCCTTTCACCCCTCTTCTGCCGCCGAACAGAAGTATTCAACCGAACAGAAGATTTTCAAGGGCTTTCCGCATTGCGGGCAGTTCACGGGGCCGGTTGTCTGCGTCCCCAGCGTGCTATAATTTACCGCCGCCGCCGCGTCGAACCTTCCGCCGCAATACGGGCAAATCCCGCCGTCCACACACCGGGTTTCTTCCGGCTTTTCCACCGCCTGCGGCTGTTCCTCTCCTTGCGTCGTGGAGTTGGTAACGGGCGCTTCCTCTTCCTGCCGCTGTTCCCGGCCTTCCTGCGGCGTTTCCTGCGGTTTTTCGGTCGGCTCTTCTCCCTGCCCGCCCTGCGGCACCGGCGCGGCCTGCGCAGGCTTCTGCGGCGGCTGTACGCCCTTCTGCTCCCGCTCCGCTTCCTCCATCGTAATTTGTCCCGGCGTTGGCTGTCTGGCCTCTTCCTCTTGCCTTCGCCGCTTCACGTCCTCAATGGACAAAGCACCCTTTTCCACGTACTCAGCAAAGGCGGCTTTCTGCGCCCGTTCCGGCAACGCGGATAATTCATAGGCCACGGAAATTCCCAGCTTCCCGGCCTGCATTTCTTCTTTGAAGTCCGGCAACAGCCGCTTTGAAATGCTCTCATACCGGCCCACCTGCGCGGGCGTGGTCCCCAGTTTCTTTGCAATCAGTTCCCGCGTTTTCCCCGGAACCCTGCGGAACTTCCGCTTCCGCTCCAACAGTTCCCGTAGACGGGTTGCCTCTTGCACCTTGTCCCAGTCCGTCTTTTCCCGCTGGCCGTTCGTAGCAATCAGAAGAATTTCTTCGTCGATCTCCCGCAGTTCGTCCGCCTCCGCCCGCTCTTCCGGGGTCCAGGCCTCTTCCCGCTCTACTTCCTCCCCCCTGCAGGGCATTTGCCGGTATTCCTTTTTCCCCTGTTCTACAAGGAAAATGGAGGCAAGGCGGCGGCGGTGTCCGGCCAGAAGTTTATATTTTCCGCCGCCCATCGGAACCGCAAGCCCCGGTTGCTTCACGCCGCCCGCAAGTTCGATCAGGCTTGCAAGTTCTTCTATTGCAGGCATGGAATAGAAATTGTTCTCAGACGGGACCAAATCGCCAACGTCTATGTATTTCAGGGTTCCGCGTCCGGCCTGTTCGTCCGCTTTGCTCTTCTGCTGGACCGCGCCCCGGTTGCGGTTCAGGCTCATAATGTCAAACGCCATCTTCTTTTCCTCCTTCTCCCTGTT